GAGGGGCACCCCGACCGGGCGCCCCGGCTGTTCTTCGACCACTCCTGCACGAACACGATCAGGGAGATGCAGGACTATCGCTACCCTGACACGAAGAGCGAGCTCAACGACGCGGAGAACCCGCTCAAGAAGGACGACCACGCCCCTGAGGCCCTGGGCCGGTTCTTCGCCGGCCACTACGCCTCCGAGGTCCACAAGCCCGGGACGGCGACCGTCCGCCGGGCTAAGTCAGCATAGGAGCGGACGTGCCCCTCTACACCACGGCCCAGGAGTTCTACGGCACGCCGCCGGGCTGGATCAACGCGACCGACGGGGCGCGCCTGGCTTCCTACGAGTTCTACAAGGCCCTGTTCAAGAACGACCCCACCACGTTCAAGGTGACCCTCCGTGACGACGAGGAGAACCCGGTCTACATCCCCTCGGCGAAGCGCATCGTGCGGACGATGGCGCGGTACACCTGTCGGGACCTGGGCTTCGCGCCGGTGGCCATCAGCGTCGGGGGCGCCGAGGCGCCGGCGGTCACGCCCGAGGACCAGCTGCAGGTCATCACCGCCTACGGCGACCTGTTCAACCGCGAGGAGTTCTTCGCCAACTTCCGCGACGCCATGGAGATGGGGATCGCCCAGGGCGACTTCTGCCTGATGGTCTCGGGCGACCCCAACAAGCCCGAGGGCTCCCGGCTGACGTTGCGCTTCATCGACCCGGGCACCTACCACGCCCGCCGCGACCCCGCCGACGGCCAGCGGATCTCGGGGTGCATGGTCGTCGAGCGGATCTACCTCAACGACAAGGGCGAGGCCGGGATGCCCGACTCGACCAAGGAGTACATCAAGCGCCAGCGCTGGGTGAAGGTCACCGACCCCGTGCACCCGGCCTACGCACCGCCACCGGCGGTGCCGAACTACGAGACCCCGATCCAGTACGACTCGATGATCCTGGAGACCAAGGACTGGGAGGACCCGGCCAAGATCCAGGTCTTCCGGACCGACGTGCCGATGGTCGAGATCCCCAACATCACCGCGCTGCCCATCTACCACTTCCGCAACCGCGGCGAGGTGGGCGAGGTCTACGGCGTCAGCGAGCTGGAGGGCTTCGAGCGGCTCTTCATGGCGATCAACCAGGCGGCGACCGACGAGGACGTGGCCCTGGCCATGCAGGGCCTGGGGCTCTACGTTTCCAGCGCGAAGTTCGTCAACGAGGACGGCGAGGAGGTCGACCCCGTGCTCGGGCCCCGCCGGGTGGTCACGCTCTCGGGGCCGGGCAAGGCCGCCGACCAGTTCTCCCGGGTGTCGGGGGTCACCGACGTCAGCGCCAGCCAGGACCACATCGGCTTCCTGGTCGACTCGGCGGAGTCGACGAGCGGGATCAGCGACGTCGCCCTGGGCCAGGTCGACACCACGGTGGCCGAGTCCGGGATCGCCCTGGCCATCCGGATGGGGCCGATCTTCGACGAGTCGGGCCGCAAGGACGACCGGATCTTGTCCAAGCTCAAGCAGTTCATGTACGACCTCAAGGCCTGGTTCCAGGAGTACGAGAGCATCACGATCCCCGACGGGATCGGGGTCGAGCCGGTGGTCGGGCCGAAGCTGCCGGTCGACGTCGACAAGCAGCTGGCCCGGCTGCAGGACCTCTACGTCAACGGGATCATCCCGACCCGGCTCTACATCGTGAAGCTCAACGAGCTGGGCCTGGACCTCGGCGACCCCAAGGCGCTGATGGCCGAGCTCGAGGCCGAGGCTGCGGCCCGGCTGCAGCGCGAGCAGGACGCCCTCGGCGGCCAGGGCGACGGCCGGCTGGAGGACGAGGCCGGCGACGGCGCTGACGACCCGGCCGCTGACGAGCCGGCCAGCTAGTGGACGACCGGTTCATCCTGGGCCGGCTCTTCGTCGTGGTGCCCGAGCTCGCCGTGCACGGGCCGTTCCTCAAGGCGCTGCTGGAGAAGGACATCCTGCCGCCAGGGCTCTACGACATCTACCGGAAGGCCGCGGCCGAGCACGCCCGGGTCAAGGCGCCCCGCGGGCGCTCGCTGCTGCAGCGGCTGGCCCTGGTCGCCCCCGAGCTGGTCTCGGTCCGGGTGATGCAGGTCCTGACCGGGCTGAACCTGGTCAGCGCGAAGGACGCGCACATCCTGCGGGTGCTGCTGCGGGCGGCCGGCCGGGTGATCCCCGGCACCCTGACCAACGAGACCGCCTGGTCCCGCATGGCGATGGTCTTCGACGACATCTTCTCCCCCGAGATGGTGTCGTGGATCCGGGCTCTGGACAACGACCAGATTGCCGGCCTGCGCCAGATCCTGCTGCTGTTCCCCGAGGGCACCGACGGCTCCATCGCTCGGTTCGGGCGCCAGCGCACCCGGCTCTCCTCCGGGGACGCCGCGGTGATCCGGGAGATGCTGGCGGCGTCGGTGGCGCGGGCTCAGGTGCTGCGCTCGGTGATCTCCACGGGCCGCACGATCCGGGCCACGCTGGGGGAGACCCGCAAGCTCGACGACGTCTGGGACGTCCTCACGCTGGCCTTCGACGACCTGTTCTCGGAGAAGCTGCTCCGCAACCTGGTGCGCGCCGGCGTGATCAGCCCCGAGCGCTTCGCCCTGGCCCGCTCGCTGCAGCAGCTGGGCGCCGGCGTCTGGCGCAAGACCGCGGCCGCGCACAGCTACGAGGGCTGGGCAGCCCGCACGCTGCTGATGAGCGAGGGCATCATCAGCCCCGAGACGATCAAGGTCCTGGTGGCGCTCGGCCGGATCACCCCGGGGCAGGCCCGGATCCTCTACCCGGTGGCCTCGGCGATCCGCGAGGTGACCCGCGGGCTGGCCTCGCAGTGGCGCACCGGGCGCCGCTACCGGGTGGTCCCCGGCGAGGCGCCGATCAAGACCTTCGCCCGCGCCACGGTGAAGACCGACCAGGCGATCCTGCGGCTGCTCGCTGAGGCCGCCAGGGACGCCTCCAGGGACGCCGAGCGGCTGGCGGCTGGCCCGGCCTTCGCCGGCCAGTCCCGGGCCGCCCAGCAGCGCCTCGTGACGCGCCAGCTGCACCTGGCGATGCGCGACCTGATGGAGAACACCGGGTCCATGATCATCTTCGGGGAGAAGCAGGCCGCGGCCGCCGCCCTGGAGTCCATGACGTTCCTGCAGCGCCCCTTCGGCACCGAGCACCGCGACCTGCAGCGGACGCTGCGCTACACCGCCCAGGCCGGGGTGGACGCCTACGTCAGCCGCGAGGAGAACCTGGTCCAGCTGTCCCGGCGGGTCTACCGCAGCACGGTGCTGCTCAGCGGCCAGGTCGACCGGGAGATCGCCAAGGGGCTGCTGCGCGGGCTCAGCGCGCGCGAGCTGGCCGCGCGGGTCGAGCACTTCATCGACCCCCGGACCCCGGGCGGGGCGAGCTACGCGGCGACCCGGCTGGCCAGGACCGAGATCAACAACGCCTTCCACCAGACCCAGATCCGCTACACCCGCGAGATGCCCTGGGTGGAGGGCTACCGCTGGCACCTCTCGGGGAGCCACGGCCGGCCCGACGTCTGCAACGAGATGGCCCGCCACGGCGTCTACCGCAAGACCGACGTGCCCTCCAAGCCCCACCCCCACTGCCTCTGCTACATCACGACCGAGACCCACGACAACGCCACCTTCTACCGCCGGATGCACTCGGGGGCCTACGACAACTACCTGGAGCAGGTCCAGACGGTCGGCGTCTTCGACGAGGACCGCTACACCCTGCCCCGGGTCTCGGCCCTGGCGCGCGACGCCGGCACGGTCGCGCTGCTCAACGGGCTCGCCGCGGTGATCCGGTCTGCCGGCGAACGTCTCGGCGGCGGCTAGGGTCTGGGGTACCATTCGTCACGCCAGGAGGATCTACGTGCACAGCACCTCGAGGTTGCGCCTCGAACCCCCGTCCTGGAGGAACTTCACCGTCTGCGGCTGGACCGCGGGGACGCCTGAGGGGACTCCGCCGGCCGGGGGCGACAGCGGTAGTGCCGCAGCAGGGAACGGCTCCAGCAGCGCTGGGGACGGTGAGGAAGAGATCAGGGACCCGAAGGCAAGGGTCAAGTCTCTGACCGAAGAGAGGGACCGCCACTACGCCGCGAGGCAGGAGGCGGAGCGAAAGCTGAATGAACGGCTTGCGGCCGATGCTGAGGAAGAGCGCAAGAAGCTGAGCGATGCCGAGCGGACCCAGAGGGACCTCGCGGCGAAGCAGCAGCAGGCCGACTCCTTGGTGGAGACCAACCGCCGGCTCTCGCTCCAGAACGCCTTCCTGATCGAGAACACGGTGACGTGGCACAGCCCGGCCGACGCGCTGGCGCTGGCCGACCTCTCCGCAGTCGAGACCGCGGACGACGGGACGATCAAGAACCCGGACGCCGTGAAGGCCGCCATCACCAAGCTCGCCAAGGACAAGGCGTACCTGGTGAAGACGGACGCCGCACCAGCGCCGCCGAAGGACCCGCCGCCGGGATCGGGAACGCCTCCTCAGGCTCCCCCGCCTCCGGGCAACGGGCTCGACACCGCGTCACTGGCCAAGAAGTATCCGGCACTGCGCGGCCACGTCTGAGACGGGGTCGCCACCAAGACCTAGAGGAGTTCGAGCTACATGGCTCGTGTGGACAAGACCGACTCGGCAGTCGGCGTCGTCCGCGGGACCCTCGCTGCTGACATCGCTCAGGCCGACTGGGGCAAGCCCCTCGGTGTGGGGATCAACGCGGCGGGGCTCACCGTGAGGGGCGGCGGCCAGTCCGGCGTCATCGGCGTCCTGATCGCCGACAAGACCAACTACAAGGCGGGGACCCGGGCGGACATGTTCGTCCTGGCCGACATCGTCGAGTGCGCGGGGCTGGTGCCCGGGCAGAAGTACTTCGCGGACGCGACGACCGGCGTCATCTCCACGACCAACACCGGGGCCTACGTCGGCTTCACGGTGGAGGCTGACCGTCTGGTGGTGCGGCTGTGAGCTTCCTGACCAACCCGGCCAACTTCGTGATCCGGGGCAACGTGCCCTCGGGCTACAACGCCGCCGCGGACCTGATCACCGCCACGGTCGACGGCTTCGACCTCAACAGCATCTGGAACGAGTTCTCAGCCTCGGTGCAGGCCCAGAACGCCCAGCGGACGGCCATCGTCGACCTGCTGACGTTCCCGGTCACGGACCTGATCGAGCGCGTGCCGCAGATCAGCTCGGGCGCCTTCGAGGAGGCGTCGGAGTACGGCGAGCCCCGTGGGCTGCGCCCGACCGGCTCGTACTTCAACCTGGGGTACGACTTCAAGTGGTACGACCTGGCCGCGCGCTTCACCTGGAAGTTCCTGGCCGACGCGCCGCGCTCCCAGGTCGAGGCGATCAACCAGATGGCGCTCGAGGCGGACAACCAGCTGGTGTTCTCGAAGGTGATGAACGCCATCTTCGACAACCGCAACCGCGAGGCGAACATCAACGACCAGCTGGTGCCGGTCTACCCGCTCTACAACGGCGACGGCACGGTGCCGCCGCGGTACAAGAGCAACGTCTTCGACGGGACCGAGACCCACTACCTGGTCTCGGGCGCGGCCACGGTCGACTCGGGCGACCTGGACGCGATGTACGAGAAGATGCGCTCCAAGGGCTACTCCCGCGAGAACGGCGTCCGGCACGTCCTGCTGGTCAACCACCGCGAGGGCATGACCATCCGGGGCTTCCG